ATCTTTCTAGTTTATCTTTTTGCTTAAAGAAAGCATCAGATGAATATGTTGGGGTACATAAGAAACGCATCATTGCATCTCCCATATCCTTAAAGAAAGACATCTTAAAATCTTCAATACTTCTAGTAGGATTTACTTCCCATGTGGGTCTTTTAAGAGCATATACTTTTGGTATTTTATAGGAAATAATTTGATCTTCTTCCCATACAATCTCTAATTGATTACTTGAATCATCATGTGGTAGATCAGGATTAATAATATAGGTATGTCTACGTTCTATTACATCTTTGTCCATGATTACATCGTCATACCGTTTTGAAATAAAGTCACCTTGGTAGCGTGGGAACGAAAGCAATACTACTTTGCCTAAGTCTGGGAAACGAGAGTCTACGGTACCGCTAAATGCTTTATAAATATTCTCAGCAGTCTTACCTTGGTCATTTCCTGTTCCTACTTCAGAAGCAAAGCCAGAAATCTCATCAAGGACTGCCATAAGCAAGTTTAAACCCTCATGTGATTCACGCTCTGAGTGACCAGAGTAAACAGTAATTGCTTTGTCAAACTCCACAGAGTCTGCTTTTGGATTATATTTTCCAGCAAACCAAGGAGATTTTTCAATTTTAGTTTTAAATCCTTTAAAGAAAACGTTCTTAGCCTGTTGAGCATTTACTGCAACGTTAATAATATCTATAGCGTCTCCGCTTGGCTTTCCAAAATATCTGGCAGGGTCTTTAAGGCAAAGTAACTTATAAACAACATAAGCACAAGCAACAGTGGAAACAAAGTCTTTGCCACTACCTTTGCCCAACTGTAGGATGATTTCATTTTTGGTGTATTTGTCATAGTATTTTGCCCCATCTATGTCTCCTAATAGGTCTTGCAAGTCTTCTTTTTTATATATCTGACTCATTGCTTCAACAATGTCATATTGAATTGTAGATAATGGTGGTTGACCAAGAAAGTCTGTAGACTCAACAAATGTCTTTGCATCTACAGGTATTTCGTCAAAGTTGTTTTCCTTAAGTACTTCCAGGAAATCATTGAACATTGTGGACAACTGTAATCACTTCTCCTTCTTTTGCAAGGGTAGATAGCCTTTGCATAATTAGGTCACGTACTTCTGGATGTGATGATGCAATGTCTCTTAAAATACCTACAAGAATCTCTTGTCTTTTTTCTATTTCTACAATTTCTTCAGCCAACTCTTTGTTTTCAAGCAGACCTGCTTTTTGTAGCATATCAATACGCTTTGATTCAATATCCATTACAAGTTTAATTGCTGCAGTCTTTGCACTAAGATTATTAGTCATAGATGCTTCATCAATAACTTCATATGACTTAGAGATTAACTTGCTATAGTGTGCATCTGCTCCAGCCAAAGCATCTTTTGCACGAGCACGAATTGCAGAGTTGTTTGATGCAGACTCTTTCCATTCGTCAAGATGTGCAACTACTCTTACTCTTGCTATTGATAGATCTTTAGCAATCTTAGTTGGGTCGCTACCTTTTAAGTACTCAGTAACAACTCTGTTCATTTCATCAAGATGATTAATTAAATCTACTTCAGTTGACATATTTGCCTTCTAGTCTGTTTATTTCATCTTTAATATAAAAGATTGCTTTTTCTAAATCTTGAATTGTTTTTGCTTCATCCTTTAGACCTGCTCGCCATAAGTATTTAAAAGCATTGCCAATATTAAAATTACGATGACGAGTAATTTCCAAGCACTCTACGCCAGAAGGATCTGTTGTGTAATGGGCAGGATGATTTACCTGATCAACGGTTATGTTTAAGTTGTCGCTCATCTTTTACTCTTCCTTAATCCAAATTTTGCAAGGTATACATAGACAGTCTCCACTGTGCATCCACACTCCTTTGCAATCTCTTCTGGAGTCTTTTTATCCATAACATAGCGTTTACGCATATAGACTTCCGATGTATATAGTTTACCAGCCATAGTGTTATTTGTCAACTTCCGTATCAATAACATCATAATTATAGGCATTAGAGTCTTCAAGTATCCATTTATCGTAACTTTCAACATCCCACTTATTTGTATTGATTAATCTATTTATAACTAGGTCTTTCTTGGTAACAAATGATGGCTCTTTAATTCTTACCCTGTTGTTTGGCTGTACCGCAAAATTTCCGTCATCTCTTTGAATAACGTGGCCACATTTGTGCTGTCCTGGGTTTTCAGAATACCCATCATCTAGTATATTTGTTTCTGGGCTATGCCAATCTAAAGTAAACAAGTATGTTCCAGGAATAGTATTTTTGTTTCTGTCAAGGTAGGACATTCTCATATTGCTTAATGCTTGAAATTTTGTAACAGAAACATGTGGGCTAAAAGAATTCCATAGAACAAGATTATGAATTGGTTCTTCTGCAACTCCTGGCTTAGCGCAAAAAGCATTTATTGGCATTCGCCACCAAATACCGCCATCTTCCATCATAAAATGAAACAGTGGGCTTCTTGCTTTAATACTTGACACTCCAAAGATTACACATGGAAAATACTGATCATGACTATCTAACTGATCTCTTAAGAAATTACCACGTACATAGCATTCAATGGGTGGTATGTTTGCATTTAACTCTGGCATTATTTATTATCTCTTTCTACTGTTTTTAGTTTATCCCAATATCCTTGTGGATGTCCTTGATAAACTTGACCCGTTTCTCTATCTACCAATAACCACTTTGTTGGTACAAGTGTATTGACTGTTAGAATAACCTTTTCATCTTCTTCTTTAAAACTAAAAGTATCTCTATCCATTAAACATTTCCTATTGCTTTGTCCCAGTTATGAATAGCCCAATGCCCAATGCCAGCAGCATCTGCAACATCATAATCTTCTATCTTCTTATCATAAACAATGTCAAGCAGTTTAGTTGTTCTTTTCTTTCTAAAATCACGCTCATATGTTTTATACCAAGATAAAGACTTTCCAGGGTTTGCAACCCTTACTTGCTGTTGTTCTTCCTTAGATAGTCTTTTATTGCCAAGGTAGTTCTGCCATGTTATTGGAGATACCTTGCCTACCGTCCGAATACCGCACATTGCAGCAGCACCAAGCAGTGCTCCCTGAACAAGTGCAAGATCTGCAGCAGTCTTAGGACTGTTCATAAAAACGGTATGCTCAATAACAATAGCATCAACATTAATAAAATTATTAAAGAATGCCCTAGTCTTAATAGCAGCATCCCCTACTTTTTCATATATGTCTTTACCCTCAAAGTTAATCTTGCCAACACTGTCTAATTTATCATCAATGTAAATAGCAAAGGCAAGACTATTTGTGCTTGCATCTATAGCACAAATTCTTTTTGGCTTAGTCTTGTTCATAATCAAAGAACCCCTTTACTTCTTTTAACATTTTTAATACCGCTTTTTCACTTACATTGCAGTTAGAACAAAATCCTGAATCATTATAGATAGATAGTTGTACTTCACATCCACCAAGACACTTTCTAATTTTGCCTAATCGCTTCTGTCTTTTAGTTATTTGATATCTTTCAGCAATCTTATCTTTTGTAGCAAGATCTCTACATTCTTCGCTACAATAAATCTGATAACTTACTTTTGGTTTGAAGTGGTTTTCACATTCAAACCTATCACATCGTTTCACTCAATTCCTCCAGAGATGCAATTTTAATAACTCCCGCTTCTGCTTTATCGCAGTCTGACTTTAGTGGGCAGTTCTTGCAAATCTTTGCATTTGATCTATAGTTTTTCATAGGCAGTTGTTTTTCTTCCCATGCCTTACGAACAACTCTCATCCATTCAAATGCCTGATCTATCCAATTAATATAGTTTTCATTAATTTCAACTGGTATAGCAAGTAGTTCATGGTTATTTTTATTCTCATAAACCAGAACACCTTTTGCTTTCTTTAGAACCTTCATATAAATAAGTAACTGGATTACGTGACCAGCCTTTGGCTTATTAGTTCTTTTTCTATATTCAAAAACCATTTCATTAGTTGTCTTTACTTCAACAACTACTTCTTCATCTTGCCACTTGACTAAACCATCCACCTTGCCATAAATAGGAGGATCTGATTCTCTTAAATCAAACTCTGTATCAATAAGAATTCCAGAGCCAGCAAATGCTTTTCCAAGAATACGCTCATGTGAAATAATTCCATTAGTCATATTTGCTACATCATATGGAGTATTGTTATCTTCAAAGTTGGCACCAGAAAATGCTAGGTACCAATATCTAGGACATTCTCCATGACCATATGCAATGGTAGATGGACCAAATGTTTTCTTTGTTTGAAACTTTGTACCACGATCTGCAAGGTACCCATTTTGAATAGTCTCAACAAATTTCTCTGTCTCAAATGAATCATTCTCTTCGGTAGGCTTAAGCATAATCTCTTTTAGTAAGTTCTTCGTCATTAGTATTTTCCCTTGTTTCATCTATTATATCAGTTAACGCATTATGTACTTAAGCGCTGAGACCAAATCGTTAATTGCTTCTGCTGCAGTATAGTAAATATTCTTCTTTGCTCTATCACTTTTGTCTACATTCGTTAACCAAGTGGCCTTGAATGACATTTTTGCTGCAATTGCCTGCAGCCTTACTATTTCTAAACTTGCCACATGTGGCGGGATGTCTGGCTTAATGATGAGTTTGGCAATCATTGTTAGCGCAACGGTCAACTCTTCATCTTGCATATAATCTGCAATTTCTGCCAACCCATTAACCATATCAATGGTTGTTTGTCCTGATTCATTTTGCTGTGTCATCTTCATACCCTTCTGTTAATTGCTCTAGCATTTCTACTTCAATTACTGCCAGTCTTACTTTAGCATTGCCCTCGCCAAGAACAATAAATATTGCTGGATCGTTGCCATTTCTAATAGCATCTGTAACTGCTTTAGCCCAAATATCTTTGTTTACTGTAATTCCTTTTGGATATTCCTTAAAGTCAACTGTAAAGTTTCTCCAAGTAGCATCACCTTTATGAGTGTTTCTGCCAGAATTCTTGTGCTGTTTAGCGCCAAGCCTTTTGCTTTCTCCTCTTTCACTCATCTCCAAAATCTTTCTTCTTCTTTTTCTTAGCAACAAGTTCTACTCTTGATATGTGTTTAGTTACACACATCCATGTAACATCGCCAGTCTCATACCAAAATCTTGCTGCTGTAACATTTTCCTTACACTTTTGACAAATAAATTGTCCTGGAACGTGAAAGAACTTTTCTTCAGCCATTTAA